AATAAAATAAAGAACATGATGAAAAATGTTGCTGAGGGCCTGAAAGCTTTTGGTGATAGAGAACTCTTAGTTCTCGGTGGACTTATTTCTGGTTCAGCACTGTTTGCTGCAGTAGGAGGACTAAAAGTTGCGGGCGTTGCTGCAGTTGGTTTGACTGCAATAGGATTAGGTATAGGTGGATTCTTTGCAGGCCTTGCAGCTTCTGACAAGGCATTGTCTTATTTTGATGTTGACGGCGAAAAACTTAAGAACATGATGAAGAATGTTGCTGAAGGATTAGGAGCTTTTTCTGGTAGAGATTTAGCTGCAGTTGGTGCAGCTATGGGCGCGGGTGGCGCACTAGCTGCTTTGTTCCCACCAACAGTTACCGGTAAGGCTGCTGTAGGTATGGCAGCTATAGGCGTTGGTATTGGTGCATTCTTTGCTGGTATTGCAGGCATTGGTGACTTAGCTGCATTTGTTGGAATCGATGGTTCAGGCTTTAAAACAATGATGACTAATATCGGCGGTGGTTTAAGACAACTAAACGATATTGACCCAGGTTTACTTACAAAGGTCACTGCACTCGCAGGTTTAGGTCCTGCGATAATATCTATGTTGGCAGGCAATTTAGCGTTCAATACAATTGAGGGTACAATTAAAGCTGCCAAAAAGCTTTGGTCATTTTTAACTGGAAAAGATTTTGAAGGTGATGGTAAGACTTCTACACAAAATACATTTCAGGCTATAGTTGATTCACTAGCCCCACTAAAAGATTTAGATACGTCACAAATAACAAGTCTAGACAAGATGGGCGATGCGATAAAAAGATTTACTGATGCGTTAAAAGGATTAGCAGATGTTAAGATTGATGCAACAGGTGATAAGTTAGCTGATTTTGCTCTTTTGGCATCTAATTCAGGTAGTCTTATGAAAGCCATGGCTGAGGGCGGAGAGTTTACTTTAGTCAGACCTGGTAAAATTTTGGATAATACTTATAAATTTCCTGAAGGCGGTGTTATGAAAATAGACGTTCCTTTAGATCAACTACAGGAACGCATGTCGCAGATAAGGCAAATTTTATCAGACGCTGCTATGGTACCACAGAACATGTCAAGCAGTGCAGTAGCACCTAGAGCTTTACCACCCGTACCAAACGGTGCTAATACGGGTGGCTCAATTGTTGATGCATCGACTACAGTTGGCGCAGTAAATCAATCAGAACAGGTATTTCCCGGTGGAAGTATGAATCCTGCTGATATGGCTTGGCACGCTAGTCGTAGGTTACCGACTTCTAATTAGTCGTCGTTTGCAAGCTTTGCAAAGTAAGACATAGTGTCTTCGGTATCATCCAACTTAACTTCCTCGGCAGTTACCGGTTCAGCTACTCGATACTCGGGTGCTGGTGCAGGAACATTCATTTGAGATTCCTGTGCCATGGTAGGTGCACCCATAGACATTTCCTCACCTAGAACTCGAGCCAACTTGGTCTTTAGTTCATCGTAAGTCTTGTAGTTCTTAGGATCAGTAAACTCTGTGAGTGAGTGCATTTGATTATATACTGATTCTAACTTCGCTTCATCGCCACCATGTAAAGGTGATTGAGAAGCAAACTCTGATTTATCGTAGTTACGATAACCTTCAACCTGACGAATCTTTAGTTTAAAGTCTGCACCATCCCAGAAGTCAAATGGGTTAACCGGCTTTTCGTCTGCAAAGGTTGGTTGCATAACATCCATGATCTTGTCAAAGATTTTCTTACCGAACTTGTAAAGTACAACACGACCTACGTTATCTGGTGCAGAAGGATCTTCTACAACCAAAGCATTAACTACGTAGTGCAGTCTACGCTTTTGTTTACGTGCTGTTTCTTTATCTTCTTCATGGCCGGAATTCCAGAGCCGTGAGTTGAGTTCGCCAACAGGATCAGGTTGACCAATAGATGTAAGGCTGTTTTCGATATACCACAAACCGGTTGGTCCTTTAAATCCGTGGTCCCAATATCTGACCCACGGTAGTTCTGAACCTTCGGCTGCTGGTAAGAACCGTAGTACTGCATATCCGTTCCCCGCTTTGTCCACTGTAGGTTTCCAAATACGTTCATCGTCATAGTTCTTCTTTTCACCGGCACCACCACCGGCTGCTTCTGCTGCTTTGACGAGTTGGGAAATATCTGTACCGCGATTGCGTTTAAGTGCTTCAAATGACATTTGTATGTTCCTTGTATTGCTGAAATATGTTTTTTATTATAACACAGTATGACTGTAATGTACAACTATTTATATTCATCTTATTCGAAAAATGCTGAATCCAATGAATTAGTTTTTGGTAAGAAGTTAAGGCCCATAGCTTCGGCCTCGATCTTACCTTTGATAATAGGAGATATGAACTTGTTGATGTCTTCCAGTTCAATATCATTCTTATCACAAAGATGTATAATGGCATCCATGTAACTTATCTTCAAGTCATACACTGTGTTTTCTACAAGCTTTGTGAATCTGTTTTTATTTAAGAACTGAAGTTCTATTGTCATCTATCCATAACCCTTAGTAATATTGTATCGCTATTGATTCGACCGTTAGGTACTCTTTCTTTAGTCTTAAGGTCGTTCCATGCTTTATCAATCTGCTTTGGACTTCGATCGAATATCTCTGGGAAGAACTCGGTCGGCTTACGGAGGTTGCGACACCTGCTGTTAACCTTGTCAAAGTTCTTGATTGATGTTCCTGAGATCTCGAAACCCTTAGTGTCTTGAGTTATATATTCACTTATTACACGAGTCTTTGTGTTAAACGTGAATAGCCGAGTACCACCGACCACTTTGATCGGCGGTATCGACACTAGCTTATATTCAGTATCTTCTTTCTTGTACTGAACTCGAGCTACTTGTTTATCCGCAGACTTTGGTTGTTTAACCCGCGTTGCACGAGTTGCTTTTGCTGCGGAACGGATACGATCGCAATCATTCAACATTGACTGACATGCTTTGATCCTCCGATTGAGTTCTGGTCTTTTCAAATGGGCATATCCCTCCACTGCGTCATTGCAGCGTTTGTGGTATGCATCTTCATAATCAAGTAACCAGCCTTCAATTACTTCTCTAACTGGCTTTACTGCACTGCCAGATAGACCGTGTCTTTTAAACTCTTGGTATATATCCAACTCGGCTTTGTCACCGTCCATCCACGCATCTTCTAGGGACAGCAGGTCCTGCATGATAGTATTACTAATCTTCTTTTGCAATCTTTGCTGAGGAGACAGTGTAACAATGTTAGCCGAGTCTTTTGCTTTTGCTTGCTTTTCAAAATAAATTTCTTTACCTGTCTTAGCGAGATCTATAAGGTAATTGGTTAGACCCTCGGCATACTTACTAGATTTTTCGTCTAGCTTAAGTCCGGCGTTAATCCAAAAAGCAGTAGCACAATAGTGTGTAAACATATAAAACTTGTAGTCAGAATTTGCGAGTACAAACTTTTGATTTTTCTTGTCAACGTTAGCTTTAACATAAGTTTTAAACGTACTGACAAGATCTTTACGTTCTACATCAATGTGGAAGTAACTCTTTACAGCATCGAAACCTTTATCTAAAGGTGCACCAGTAAGACCAGTTCGTGCTCTTGCTTTAACTTTGCGTTTCCGTACAGCCATTATTCGTTACCTCTCTTACGTTGAGCTTCTAAAAGATCTAGTACTGAATTAGCTTGATGAAACATCCATGTTTTTTCAAAACCGTATGGACCGTCAGCATCAAGGCGTATATTTTCTTTTACAGCATTGGCTAAGCTTTCTGCGACTACTTTAAGCTCACCGTACTTATATGCATACATTTTTTCTATAGACATTTTTAGCTCCTCTTTTTTTATTCTATATCTATTCTACCACAGTTCTCAGCAAAAGTACACCATAAAATGCACTTACTTGCATTTTTATCTACGCATATTTGCAATAGCCACTGCATCATTACTATCTTTGCGGATAGGTACCATGTTTGATTTGTGTAGAGTGCCGATGCCAGCGATCTCATCACCTGTGTACTGATTAACTTTACGTTTACCTGCAACTGGCATGATGCGATCGCTGGTTGGCAATACACCTTCAGCTGTGGTATATGATGGAAGACTAGCTTTCCACTTTGGACCACCTTTGGTATACCCTAAAGACTTGAGGAGCTTAGCCGTTTCCTGTTCGGCTTGGCGAACAGCGGCAGTCTTTTTACGAGCTTTACGCTTGCGAGTATTAATAGTGGTCATACCACGAACGAGATGCATAGTCATTTGGTATCCTCCTCAATTGTGTAGATCTATTCTACCACAGTTTTACAGAAAAGTACACCATTAATTAATAGATATGCACTAATTTATCTTTACCTTTATCACCAGTGTAATGTATAAATCTTTTTGCTGCAATTGGAGGACGATACTTATCCCACTCTTGATCGTTAAATCTAACCGGTAATTCTGTTACATCGAAATCTAACATAGCCAGCATAGTATTGAGATAACCCTGATCGTACATTTGGAATCTATGTCCGTTGGTTGGACCAAAGGGTATTCTTGTGTAGTAATCTAACATAGACTTGAATTGTTCTCTTGCTTTCAAACGACCTTTTCTAGACCAAAGCACTACACCACTGTTAATGAATTGATCTAGCTCAGGGTGTGTGGTAGACTTTTTCCACTCAAACCAGTTTTGATAGTGCCGACGTATTGCATCATGTGCTTCTACCTCGTAATTGAACCAACCATTTGAAAACGTTTGGTTTTTTTGTGCAATGTACTTTACGAGCTCTTCATCAAGCTTTGTGATATGACGATCCATCACACCACCTACATCACCTATATCATTTGCATAATCAAATATATTATCTACGTCTTTTGGAGCATACACATCACAATCTACGTATAAGATGTAATCATATACATCGAGTGTTTCATCGTGTACAGGTCGCAGTGATTCGAAGAAAGGACTAGGCGCATTGACAGTTTGCTCTTCATACCACATATATTCAATGTCGTACTTAATAGAGTAATCTTCAAAGCTACGTCTTGATACTAAGGCCCACTCAGGTACTTTTTCATATTTGTATTTTTTACCATCACCCTTTATGTAGTACTGTATGATTAGATTCCGCATAGTGTCCTTTATCTTCCATCGATTCAATACGTTCTTCAAGGTATTTTATTATGATTTGAAACTTATCCCAGTCAGCATGATCCGGACCGTATAATGCTTGGATCTTACGTATCTCGCCATCGAATACGCGACAGGCCATTATACGGTCAGAGGAAAGGTTGCTAAACCTAGGCATTACTGTGCCTCAGGATCAGGAACGCTATTAATTGCATCAATCAGTACTTGTGCTTCAGCAAGTTCATCAGCTTTTTGAGCGTTTACATTATCATCAAGTTCTTTGAATGCACGTGTTTCACGAAGCTTTTCAAGTAAGTATTCATTCTGACTAATACGAGTTTTAATAACAGCATTGGCTGTAGCATTCTTATACTCGAGTAGAACATATGCACGATACTGAGTGCCGTGCTGTACGATCTTTTGTTCTTTGACAGAGTATCCAGCAACATCAGCGTCAGCAATTAGATTACGAGTCACTTGCTCAAAGTTATTTTGAACGGTAGCATCATAGTCAGTTACACCTACTTTAGTCTTGAATAATTTTAGTTGAGACCTAATACGACTATCAACACGATCAGCAAGAGTTGTCTTGGCTGACAGTACTGCAATATCAACTGCTAACTGAAGATCAGGCGTAGCTGAAGTACCTACAGCATATACAGCATCATCTTCTTTTGGAATGTTAGTGTACCAATCAGGCATCTCATCGATCTGATTTTCAATTTGAGCTTTCTTATACTCAAATAATTCTTTTGACATTGCCACATCGGGTGGTGTCTTATCACATGCCGATACGAGAACGGCGAGTGGAATTAAGGCTAGTCTTTTCATTCTATACTCCATTTAAAACTGCGACGATATTATCGCGTAGACCAGAAGATACAAACCAATTCAATACTTCTGGTTTCCAAATCACTAGTGCAACGCCACTAATGAGACCCATAACAAACTTGAACATTAGAACACTCCTATACTTACTAATGCACTAAACACGTGACTTACACCTTGATTGTCTTCTTCTACTCCAAAGAGAAAGTCACCTAACGTCCTGTTCTTAGCAGGTACTTCTTTTTCCACAATTATAACTTGTGGTGGTGCAGAGTTATTGCAATCATATGTTTCAATCGCTTCAACATGTGTACCATCATTATATAGTACGTGTTTACGATAGAAACATTCTTGTGCTACAGCTGGGTGACAAGAACTAATTCCAGTCGTTATCCATAGCAATAGTATCGCGCATCTTTTCGCCATAATACTTCTCCGCATATTGTGGTGCATCTTGATAGTGGTTGTGGTTCTCATCCATCTTATCAATCATTGCATCAAACTTTTTACGTTGAGGCTTATCCTCTTCGTCAACATACCTACGTACACGTAGTGCACCAGCAGCTAGCTTTGCACGAATCGCTTTACGTCTATTGAGTCTTTCTGAAGCTGCACGAATGGCAGCCATACGTTCTTCGTAGGTTGAGTCTTTTCTAATTACAATATCAGACATTATATTCGCTCCAAAATTCATCCCAAAGATCTTCAACGAAACCTAATTGTTCGTCAGCAGACATGTGTGCAATATCCGCAAAGCACTTGTCTTTAGTAAGCCAGTTTAAAAGTTCTGAAACATGTTCACAACCACCAATTCTAAGACTTACTGAGTTAATAAACTGCTCTTCGCAATCCATAACATAACTTGACATTCCCATAATATACTCCTCTTTTTTTATTCTATATCTATTCTACCACAGTTTTAAGTAAAAGTAAAGGAAAAAATGCATTAAGAACGATAAATTTTTAATAATTTTTCTTCAAACTCCTCTACCTTTTCAACCCTGTTGGGCCAAAGAATATATTCTTTTTCTGGATTTTTCTTGAGATTATTAAGTAGCGGTACAATCGAATTGTACAACCTATCTAATTTTTCCTGTGTTACTGTCGCAGTGGTAGCAACTGTTTCTGCTTTTTTAGAAGCTTCTTGCACAGCTTTGAGTTCAGACTCATCCACTGCAGTAAAACCAAAATCAAAGAAATCGTCGTCAGACATTTCCATCTCTCCTCTGATACATGTATTGAACAAATACGAACCAACCAACAAATGCCCATAGCAAATTGTAAAGAATACCTTGTGATATAATCCAAGCAAAGATAGAAATCATAATGTGGTCATACCATTTAATCATGTTGATTCTGATCCTAGTGGTTTACATTGATACGTTACACTATCCCAATCGCCATCAGGTGGTATAGCAACTAATCTTCTTACAATTGCATGGCACTCTTCTTTTGTTTGAACATGTGCTACATCTTGTGTTATACATGTGTATTCTATACAAACTGTTAATAGTACGTGCCAAATCATTTTAAACCTAAACGGGAGAGGCCCGGAACCTCTCCCTAATAAAGCAGAGCCTGCTTATAAATGCAGGATGCGGTTCTCCATTTATTTATAGTGAGTCTTTCTAGTGAGGGCGCTCTATAATTTCCCACCAGCGTCTTAATTTTAAAGTCGTTTACTGGCTTAACCGCGTTATGTCGCTCGACTATAGGATTAGCAAAGAGGCATCTACTGAGAGAGGAGCGAGACAGGAGCCTCCTTGCTAAACTGTTTACCATATCCACTCGACTTCGATACCAAACTCCCGTTCTTTTTCTTGTTGTTGAGTGACATGATTGAAACCACTATTATTGTAGGTATGCATATCTAAAATATTTTTACCAGCATTCTGGTATTCCTCTCTGAGTTCTGCAAACCTATCTGTTAAACTTACACCATCACCATTGTATTCATCAAAAGGGTGAGTAGTAAAATAACTAAGTTCTCCTTCATCATTATATATTTCAGTTGTTCGTACCATTATGCAGCCTCCTCATCTGCCTTCATCAAGTCTCTCATTGCATCACACAACTGATGCAGGTCAGCATCAGACATGTTGGTCAAATCAAGAGACCGAGCATATCCCTTACTCATGGCGTCGGCTGCCATGTAGTAAGCAGTCTCCTCGAGCTCGATACGCTCGTACTCTTTGAGAGTACCTGAAGGAACACGAGACTCCCAGTACACAAGATCTGTGGCCTTAGGCATCATGCCCATGAAGCACCCAGGCTGCTTGCTGAACTCTTCAGCTTCAGCACGCTGGGCGTTGATGAGATCTACCAAACCTTTTTCTAACTTATACATTTTTAGCTCCTCTTTTTCCATTTGATAGATCTATTATACTACATTTTCTGGCAAAAGTAAACCGTTTTTTTCATTTTATTTGCATTTTTTTGCGATAAAGGTAAATCATCCGGATGTCTATTCATCTTCTTATCCATGTCGCAAAACATACTAAACATACTAAGAAACTCTTTAGTCTGTGGATCTTCTACTATGTTGATACAAACTAATTCGTTTAAACATATCTTCTGTGTACTAGCTGTGGCCGGGGTAGTAACCGACAACATCATTATCATTGTTGCGATTAAATTTATCTTTTTCATTATCTAGCTCCTCTCTTAGCTCTTTGATTCTGACATAAGATTCTTGTAACTGACGTTGTAATTCTTTGATATTGTTCTTCAAAATATCTACTTCTGTAACTTCCATTGCTCTAACAACTCCTCCTGTTTAGCATATGCTTCAACTTCCCAAGGTAAATTTAAATATTCTTCTCGACTTTCATAGAAATTGCATTCAGTAAAAAACTCTTTGTATACTAATTGCTTTACGTGTGTCATTTCATGGAAGATCGTAGTAATAAAGTCATCGCCTAGACTTAATCTTTTTTCTACTTCAATATCAAACTCTCTATCACCTACATCTAAACACGTGCCATGATACGCTTTAAGTTTTCTTAACTTTATATTTACAGTACACTTTCGTATACGAGGCATCAGTTTCATCCAAGCAAATGATGCGATATCATACGTAACTTCTCTTTGTCTTCGGCTACCACCTTCTACAAAAATCACTTGCTCCTCCATTGTAGATATATTATACCACAGTTTTTAATCAATGTAAACTAAAAAATTACATTATACCATCTGCAGGAGGAGTCCATTCACCCTTCTTTTTATTTTGTGGTGGTAGTATCTCACCACGCTTTCCGTATGTTTCTATAATAACGTTGTTTGGAATATTAAACTTAAGTGCATCATGCATGTGGTGCATTACAAATTCAACACGCTGGTGATTGCCACCACCATCAAAGTCTTTGAAAATGTTATTCCATAGAGGACGCCAGTTATTTGTCAGACGATTGTTATTCATACCGCCGCGATCCGATGATATGTAATGATCTGTGCAAGATCTTAAATTAAAATCAAAAATAGAATCAAAGCCATACATATGTATAGTGTCCGCTTTAAGATGTTCGGCAGCAAAGTAAACAGCCATATGACCACAATTGAAATCAGTGTAGTTTGCAGCATACTTTGGTAACTCCGTATAGAACATCTTGATCTGATGAGCATGCTTCATATGAAAATTAGGATTGCTTTCCATATATTTCTTAGGACGTGCACCTAAGATCCAGTCACCTGGCACATCTATAATTCCATCATTAATAGTTCTCATCATTTTAAAATCAACCATGCAGGTTGAATATACACCCTCAACAGGAAATGGCGGTAAGTTACACGTAAGTTTCAATCCTTTACGTGGAGCTTCATGATATAATACTGCACCATCACCATTACCAATTACATGTACAGTCCTAGGCACGCATAGCCTCCTTTATTTTCATCTTACCGCGGATACGGTCATTGCCTTTTTCGCCAGTCCAATGCATAATCTTTTTCTTTGAACTATCTTCGTTATCGTGTTCTATCTGCAGCCTTAGCCAATTATATTCATTAGGTAGTTCTGTTATATATGTCATCCTTGTGATAGGATTTAACATCTCATGCAATACTTCTTGATCTCCTACGTTTGGCCTTGCTTTTGTCTGCTCAGCCCACATACGTAGAATATCAGGTTTACCACGCCAACCTACAACGCCTGAGTTATACCATTCTTCTTTACGTCTTTTTAGCCAAGGGCGGTCGATTGCCATACACAATTTATTAGGTTTTATATATCGAAACATAAATTCAAGGTTGCCTAGTATTTCACAGTCCGTATCAATCCAAAAAGCCTCTTTTGCTGGTGTGCTATACATAGTGATAGGTTTAAAAAACCAACCTTTATTAAAATCTAGAGTTGCATTTTTTTCTAGTAAACCTTTGATGGGTGTAGTTCTGGTGTAATCTTTCATTTGCTGGGTCATTCCAAAATCAGCAACGATAAGTGGTATGGTATTCCAACTGTAATAGTTTTCGAGGAACCAAGGGAGTTGCCATTCTGTTTTTTCGTCACAACCTGTAACAATACATTTATCAAGTAACTTCGGCATTGATTATATCATAGTCTCCTCTAGCAAAATTATGTTTAGCCAAACATCCATTTGTTTTTTGAATTGTAGTATATTGATCTGCAGCTAAACATACCCACGGATAATATTCTTGTAACCATGGAAAATGTTGTAAATTAAGATATACATCTGTTGGCATTGCGTGAGCAGTTGCCTTTTCAATTAGAGCTTGTGCACCGGTAGGAGTTACAGCGTATCCATGTGCACCACCAAAGTATGGCTTTTGCACAAGCTTCTGTACACCAAGTTCTGTGGGTGTTTCATACTTACCATACGATGGTTTTGAAAATGTAATTACTTTATCAAATTCAAAGTGTTTTGGAAGTGGACCAATCAATATTGCATCATGTTCGAATATCACTGTGGTTTCATTCGTTTGCATACACCATTCCCAAAGTTTGTAGTGTGACATAAATGCAGCTTGGCAATTTGCTAATCTTGAAAACTCTTCTTTAAAATTACGATGTGCAATACCGTACTCTTTCATCATCTCCGCAGGCCTGTCACGAGGTGTAATAGCCTCGAACTGTTTTACTTTCAACCCGTGTTTGTATGCTGTAGTAATAGTCTTTTGAGAAGACTTCACAGACCTGGGATTTTTCATAATTGTAATTACAAAAGCTTGCATTATTTACTCGTAGTTGAAGGTAAACCTTGTACCTGCGTATAGTATTTCTTTGTTACACCCATGTTAGGTATTAGCTGTTTACACATTAGTGCATCATTAGGCCAGACACCATAGTCACGAGATGCCTGTAGAACGTTTTTAGCTCCGGCCGGCTTAATTATATATGCCGAGTTTCCAGCCAACCCTTGTGGTACATTAAATTCATCGACGTCCGGCACAGGTATAATATCTTTATCAGCCTTGTGAACTATATCGTGAAACACATGTGCACGGCGTGTTGCAGAGGCAGGGCTGTTAATTCCTATAATATCAAATTTACTTTCAACGATATATTCATAATCCAGTTTTTGTGTAAACATAGCATCGTGTTCCATAATGAGTATTGGATCATTTGTTTTTACACATTCGTGCCATAGTATCCAGTGACTCATAGCACAGGCAATACGATTATTTTTATTCACAGTTGGATATGCTGATTTAATTAAGCCAGACTTTAAACAAGTTTCCTGTCCTTCCCATGGATACTTCCATTTTAGTCCATTGCCACTCAATACCATCTTTGCTTGACTTGCAGTTACAGCGTCAAACACTTCTACGTTAAAAGTATTACCCATAGCTTTTGATGAGTGCACTAGACCTTTCGTACCTCTTTCAGATATGGCATTACCTTTTACTGTGATAGCATAAGCTTTCATTTTGTTCCTTCAACGCACAATGTTTCATATTCACGTATGCCATTGAACTCTTCAATGCCGTCGAAAACTTCATGTTCGCTTCTACCGTAAGTTACTTTTTTAACATCTTTGAAACCTGCCTTTTGCATCTGTCTGCAGAGCATCAATGGTGTAGGTACCCATACATGGCCTTGTTCATTGAGTGTCCTGCTGACTACACGTGCTGCACTTGGTATCGTATTGTTCATAATTATACGGCAGTAGTTTACAACGAATGGGTGGTTGTTATCAGTAAGTGTAGTAAAGAAGTCACGATTAGGACAGGTGATACGTGCCACGCCACCTGGTTTTAATGTGCGGTATGCTTCTTTTAGTGCAAACAAACCTTTCTCTTCAGGTAAGTGTTCAATCATGTGTTCACTTAACATGGCCTCGAATTTGTCATCTTCATATGGCCATGTAACAGTAGCATCCATAAACGTGATTGGATAGTTTACTCGCTGGTGTTTCTGTGTATTATCTACATTGAGCCAACCATCACGGCATTCCCAGCCACAGCCTACATTAATCTTCATCTTTATTCTCCACTTTGATAATATAACTTTCAGCTTGGTTGTCAGCCGTGTTATCGTAGTGTGTAACTTTGTATGGTGCAATTTCATTTAAGAAAGAATTGTATATGTCCATATTAAAGTCTTTAGGTCTAGCTTTGGTCCACTGATGTTCGAACCTCATTTTGTCAAGTGCCCATACATCTTCAATAAAATACATTCCATCTTTTTTCAACCTAGGAAAAGCATAGCGAAAAGACATTAGGTTACTAAAAGGAGTATGTCTACCATCGTCAATAATAATATCAAACTCTACGTCAGGCCAGTATTCAGGTTTCTTAGTAGAATCACCTTTCATCCACGTCACTCGCTTATGATTAAGGATTGGTACTTCTTCAGGGTTTATTCTTTCGAAAATATCGATTCCATAGATGTGAGCTTTAGAAAAGTATTTAGTAAATGCTGCAGTGGAGGCACCTTTAAATATTCCAATCTCTAGAATATTAATCTCTTCGTCCTTCAAAGGTTCGAAGTGTGGTTCATATATTTCATGATAGCTGTGCCTTGATGCTTTATCACAACTAAACTTGTCAAATAATTCTTTAAGCATAGAGTTCCTCGATAAATTTTTTCTTTCCACCCGTGTAGTGAATAAAGTTTCTGTTCTTTGGTATCATACCTTCATGGAATCTGAATGCAGGATAAGCGTTCCATTTAAGATCCATTTCTTCGTACTTCAAACATTTAGTAACCTGCGATGTAATAAAAGGTTGATCTAATTTTAGCTGTGACATTTCTACACCTTCGTACCAATCTTTCCAGTACATGAATCTTTTTCTTGCTTTTGCTCTTCCTTGTTTCGTCCATAGCATTACACCACTATTTAGTATGAGATATGGTGCCGGCCCACGTGTTGCCATACGCACCGGACAACCAAACTTAAAACACGCTTTTCTATATTGATACTCCACATTTGGTAACAAGTGAAAAGGATCGGCGTTCATACCGTTAGGCTTACACTCTGGTACCATACCAATATCTTCAATAAAGTCTGCTTCTTCGAATATGTTTTCTTCCATGTTTTCTGGTATTACATCTACATCAACATATAATATATTATTATAACACAAAAAGCGATCATTGTAAACCAGATTTAAATTTTCAAAGTAAGGAACTTCTGGACAAAACTCTAGTTTATCGTAATACTCATATTCAGCACCGTGTTTAGCAGCGTACTGCTCAAACATTTTACGACTTATCTGTCCCCACTTTGGTAGAGTCTTATCATAATATTGTATAATTAAATTTTTCATCTAAACACATGACTTATAGGGTTAGCCCAACCATGCATGCAGCGATGGTTGCCTTTTGACATTACCTGCCACCAACCCCATTCAGCAGCAATTAATCTCTTCTCTCTATGTAATTTATATACGTATTCAGGATCAAATGCTTCATTAGAATGTATGATCAACTGGTCAAACAAAAAGTATTGTGTATAAGGATTATCGCGTTCTTCTCTTATTACAGATATGTTTTGACTGGGCGTACCAAATCCTATTGCATTCTTATCATTGTGTGCACACCAAACGAAAGGATCAAAGTTAGCTTCAGGCCACGTATAAGTATCCCACCTTGACCTGACATATACATCATAGTCTGGATATTCTTCTACCATAAATGCATGCGCTAATATCTGTTTTGTTTGATGACTTGTTCTTTCTACCTCGTGTGGCTTAGACATAAACTTAGGTATCTTATCCGCAAGTCTTTCAGATAAAACTATGTCTTTAGGTATATCGCCATACGGGTGATAGTCCAGTACTGGCTCTTCAATAAACCACGTTTCAACATCTGTTTCACATCCTTCCCATGCTGAATAGTAAAAGTCTGCATCAGGAAAGTTAAGCTGCAACTGTTCCCTACATTTCTTATAGTCACCTCGAGGTTGACCTGATATGCATACTGCTACTTTAATCACAACTCTTCTTTCCTGCACAAGATTTAGGAAAACAATGTCCTTTCATATGATAGTATTCATTATCATAACTACTAACCCACATGTCTTCTTCTATAAGAGCGAAACATTGTTTTTCTGAAAACGGATGTTGTAACGCAATCTGTCCTATGTATTGATCAGACGCACCATCATATCCCCACATACTAATTACTAAGATAAATTCTTTCATTTGTCAAACATCCTCGGTATGCCAAACCTGTGGTCACCTACATAGTGAGCAAAGTTACATTCTGTTTCTTCTTTTCCTGTCGGAAACCTATTCCAAACTCTATCTAATTCGAGTACTTTAAAGTTATTTTTTGTCACCATAGCATTGATATAAGGTTGATCTAAACAATGCGAGCTGTGGCCGGCGTTAATCCACTTAGGATCGAGGTATGCGTTCTTGTGGTGAAACCATTTTTCATGATCGTCAAAAGATTCCCTTGCTTTTAAACGTGCCTCTCTCGACCAAACCATTACGCCACTGTTTATCATACGTATACCAGAGTGCTGTGTAGATGGTATTAACTTTGAACCAAAGTCTGCAAATCTTTGTGTCAGTGCTGATGTAGCTGACCAATTAATATCTACTATAAGATCATACATACGCTGCTCTGGCCAACCGGCAAAATCATGGTCACCTAATACATCAAAGATATTGGCATCCATGTTCTTTGGTATTACGTCTACATCACAGTATAGAAGCTTATCATACTTATCAAACATAGGATCTTTGAATAATCGAGTTACTTCAAAAAAGTTAGAGGTTGCGTTTACATACCTATCTTCTAAAAAGAAATAGTCTGCATTGTGCTTCTTAGCATACTCTGCAAAAAGTTTACTAGAACACTTAGCCCATGCAGGTACACCGCCGTTAGCATAGTGTATCTCCTGTTTACCTACACCGTTGAAGTCTAAGTAGTATTGGAATATTACATTTTTCATCTGTTTACGTGTAACCTCATCCATACTCGTTTCATACTGTTTTCGTTGATCGGTTCTTTTATCCACATAGGTTTTGCCAGTTGAAAGAAAGCATCAAATCTAGTAGGATCCTGTATTGATTGTGTTTCTAGAAAGCTGCCTTGATCTGACACTACAGTATGATCAATCTCTACTAATTCAATCTCATCTTTAATTAAAAGATAGAACACATAGATGATGTAATCAAATGTTGTATAGAGTAGTCTATCCATTGTCTTACTATAATTAATGTATTCTAAAAAAGGTAGAAAATGTTTTCTTTCATATATAGGTATTTCATTAAACCAGAAGTATAATGTAAATCCTTTAGTAATTTTTTCTAATTTTTGTACATCTTGTGGACTAAAAAATCTATTTGCGCAATCGCGCCCTACCTTGTTAATAATACTATGATTAGTCGATGGGCTGGCGTAGATTTTCTTACGTGCAATATTATAGTTTGCGCAATCATCTAGATCTACGTTTGCACAAGGCAAACTGTCTATATCTACTACCATTACATTACTAAAATCTGTTGAGTTAAATATTTGTCTTACACCGAATAATTTTTTTTGTGATATTGGTTTTTTACTTACATCTAATTTTTCAGTGCAGACAAAATATTGATAATTGTAGTGGCAGTTGAATTTATGTACTTCAGCTTGATCAGAAAATACTAAAAATAAATTAAGACCATCGTAGTAATCATTGTATGCTTTTACAAAATTTCTACCTAACTCTAAGTCTCTCTCGTATAGAGGTGCCATCACTGCAGTTGTCATTGGTCTTCCTTATAATTTTCTATAAAATATTGCAGGTCTTCTGGTGTGCCAAGTCCCCACATTTTCTTAGCTGTGTAAGTACGTATCATCTTAGAATCTTCAATGGCCTGATTATATACCGGACACACATAGAACTCGTTGTTAACACGTATATTTTTTTCTACCATTTCATCGCCATACTTCACAAAGTCAGACCCATGTTTCCAATAGTAGTAACCCACTGTTGCCTGATTTGATATAGGATTCTTTTCTGCAACCTGTAGTACTTTGCCCATTGTATCTGTCTTCGCATACGACCATTTAGGGTGCGTGGCTTCAAAGGTTACAATACCTCCGTCACAATCACGTTCTTGCATTTCATACATAAACTCAAGTGGATTCCATTCAACATACTGGTCTGAGTTTGCGAATAGCAAAGGTTTATCGTTATCGATGTAATCGCGAGCAAGTAGTGCAGTACAAGCTGCACCTTCTGTTAATTCGTCAACCTCGATCACTGTACACTCTGGTGCAATAACATTTAGCATACTTTCCATGTTATACTTAGCGTTGTGTTCTTTCTGTACTACAAAGATAAAGTTAGCATCTACACCTAAGTTGTCTACCACAACTTGAATCATAGGCTTACCCATAACATCTATCAAAGGTTTTGGAAACGTATATCCTGCTTCTGCGAATCTTGTACCTGCACCTGCCATAGGTATCAGTACATTTAGGTTTTCATTCTTCCATTTAGGATTCATCTTTTCACTCTTTAGATTCTTTAATATCTTATCGCGTGTTACATCATAAGGATTATCTACTCTTATATATGACGCTCTTGAACGCTGTGCTGCGAGTAAACCAAGTGGTGAGTCTTCTACAATTGTAGTGTCTTCTGGTAGTACACCCATCATAGACATAGCTTTCCAAAACATTTCTGGGTGTGGCTTTGAGTTCTTAACGTCTTCATTCGATAGTATAACGTCACAGTGCTCTATCAATCCTGCTTTTGATAGAGCCGTAAGTACTGTTCTTCGAATGGAGTTCGAACATACACCAATCTTATATCCCTGTGCTTCGAGTTCACGAAACAGGAACTGTAATTCTTTAATTGGCTTGAGTTCTCTTATAAGCTTTATTGTTTCAGCTTGTTTTTCTTCGTATACACGATCGTGTTCTTCTACCGGTAATCCCTTACGCTTTGTAAGCATATCCAGTTTTTGTCTTGTCTTACGTCCATCGTAAATATTCAAGTGTTCTTCTTCGGTGATTGCATATTCACCTAAGGCTTTATTCAATGCTAAGTAGTGAATCTTCTTGGCGTCTATCAGTACACCGTCAAGATCAAATAAAATCAGTTTCAACTATGTAATCCCAAATATAATCTGTGCATATGCCTTTATAGTTTGTGGTGTCTGTATTATGTATCTCTGGTAAAACTGCAATAGAATTTGTACCAGGCTCCATGTACTTGCCCGGATAAGCCCATATCCAACCGTGACTAGTCAGTGTGTACTCATCGCTTTCATGCCAAAAATAATTTAACCTAGTAAATTGTAACTCTTTAACTGCGGGTAAATTTTTACAATGTATCCATAAGCGTGGATCTGATAGCCAATTTAAGTCAATAGGATATTCTGGTTCGTCATGTCCTAGATAAAAACCATCCCACCACCATACATCTACTTCTACCTGATAGCCTTCACCTAAAGCGTTTTCAATGTATTCAATTCTATTCTCTTCTTTTGGAGTTGGTCCGTCTAAGTTACCACGGTGTGAGATGAGAATCATTGTACACGCTCCATCAACTCACGTACATTCTCACCACGGTTAGGTAATTTATCTTTCAAAAAGAAATGTACAAAGTACGCCTCTTTAATTTTATGATCAGGCAGCGCAGTAAACAAAGCATTCCATTTCCAACTAAGTTTCTTTGTAGGAATGTTTTCGTGTTGTATCCAACTATTCAATAGGGTCTGATCTGTAGACCACTTCCATGGACCTACGCCGTCAACAAATTGTTTGAACTCAGGCCTACCAATAAACTGCGCAGGTGTTTGCCCTTTAAGATGCTTTGCAAAACTCTTATTCATAAGCATCAAACCCATATTCATAAAAGGAAAACCTGAATTATTATCATACTGCCAATTTAACTTCACAGATCCATACTGCATACGTGAGTAATTAATAATCTTTTTACGATACCAGTCAACGATTGGTGCACTACTTTCTACCATGCCACCGAAGTCATATTCTTCTGTTAGTTCTTCGAAAATGTTTGGTGCACCAGGCCGAATCCAAATATCAGAATCGATAATTGCAATCTGATCATAGTCTTTGAAGTAATTAAAAGCGTTTTCTTTTTCAAAGATAGGTAAGAATCCACCGTGTTTTTCGTAAGATTCTTTTGATCTACCTGTAGCAAAAACATCTGGCTTAATTCTAAGTATAGGTTCGCGTTGCACGATATGATCAATATCGTGTGCCTTACAATATTCTGCAGCTGATTTAGTACAATGATTATATAAGTGTGATTGTTTACCTACGTAAACTTGGTATATTAGTCTTTTCATAATATTCCTTAATAACGAAGTTTATATGGCCAGTCACCCTCTAACCTCACACAAACCCAATCTCTTTGAAAAGTGTCAAAGTCGTACTTGAATTCTTGCTCAATCATATAAGTATGACATCCAGCTAATCCATCAAATATATCTATATTCTCACTTACAGGTTCACCATTTACTATGGTGACCATCACTAGCATCCATTTAGTCAATATTACTTTCCGTTAGTTTTAGTTTTTTGATAAGCTTGTGCACCGAAGAATGCACCAACCAAAGCAGAAATAGCAACAAAGTAAGTTGGTGCAATATCTGCGAGTAACTGACCGGTTGTCTCATAACCGATAATGTCAGCGACAACAATCCCGAGGGGATAGATAAGCATACCCCAAAGAGCAAACCATGCCATACGCCTAATCTGATCTTCTTTTTTATCTTCATTTTCTGCACGCATCATTTCACGTTCTAGTGCCATCTCTTCATCTGTGACTATGCCATCGCCATCTTTATCAAAGTGTGCGTATTTACTACCCGTCTCTAGTTTCTTCTGTGCGGCCATTTTCGTACTCCGTAATAATTGCCTCGGCAAGTTCATATGCCTTTTGGTATCCATCACGAAGTGAGTTGGACTTATGCCCGTTTTCAACAAACCATTTAAGAGTATTTATACTCGATCCTGAGTAATCAAGTTTAAAGTCTGAAGTGATCTCTTCAAACTGTGTACGGTAGTTAAGAAGTTCTTGAACGTTCAATCGCTTTCTCCAGTTCTACGAAAAGGTATTCTTCTAAGTCATCTTCATTAGTCTGGAAGCGAATACCGATACCTCCAGCTTCTGTCCAACGTTTGATATTTTCTGGTTTATCGTCGATAAGAATGTTTGGCTTGCGAGTAATTGAATTCCAAGCATACTTATGTTTGTTGGATGTAATGATAAGATTTTCTACCAGAGGTGGCATGTAATGTTTATCTTCTAGCCAACGACGTTTCCAGTAAGCTGAGTTCATCGTATCGCCACGCAGTGGTGATGTGCAGATACCCCAGTCACCGTCAGATATTTTATTTACAAACCTTACGATTTCACAAGAGATACTAGCACCAGCTCGCCTAGGTCCGCGATCTTCTCTAAAGATTGGAAGTGTATGAAAGAAGTTAGTGTTTGCAAGTTCCTTAAACTTAATTTCACGATCTTGTATTGACTTCCAGTGGTCAACACCGTATTTTAATTCAAGGCCACTAAAGAAGTCAGCAATGACTCCATCCATGTCTAGATATACAGTCATACTAATTCTCCTTGTGATCTTGCAGCATGCTCCTCAGCGTAGAAACATACATGCAATAATTCACGTAGTTTCATTCGCTCATCTCTTGTCAGCATTTCTACTTGATCAAAGATGTTTTCAGTAGAACTGTCTTTAGCGATATTCATAAGAACTTTTTCTAAAACTTTATAACGATATTCCATTATGCAACTCCCTGTAATCTTCTGATAACAAATATTTCCCTAGCAGCATCAAGTCTTTTTTGCAGATCTTTGATGATCTCAGGTGACTTGGGTCTAGGATTATCAATTTCTTGTTGAATCCAGACAGGATAGAGTCTTAACACACGATCCAAGGTTTCTTGGCTGTTAATCATCAACTCTTTATGTCGTTTAAGTGAAATAATTTTAGTCATTAAAGGCTCCTCTTCCTTTTTTATTTTGTAGATATATTATACCATACTTTTTCGGAAAAGTAAACCCCTAAAATGCATTTAATTGAAAAAAAGTTTACGGCGATCGTATTCTTTTTTAGTATCGAGGAGGAGTTGGATGTGATTATCTCTATGTTCTTTGAATACTAAAGGCTCATTATCATCTACATCCATAATGATAACTGTATTTGTGATTGGAATACCTGTACGTTCTTCCCACATTACGGCGTAGCCTGCCATCTGTGCAAAGTAGTTTGATATTTTATCTTTAGTCTTGACACGCTTCGATGTCTTAAAATCTACAATCGATCGTACACCGTCAAACTCAGCGACACAATCGCATCGGCCAGCAACGCCAAGGTGAGTACTATAAAGAGGAACCTCGAGACCATAGATCGTTCCGATTCTGCTATCCAAAATCGGACGTAAGTTTTCGAGGCTTTGTCTAACGTGCGGTAGATACCCGTTGATTTCTTCATTGTTCAAATACTTTTCTACTATTGCATGCACCTGTGTACCACGACCAGACGCTTGGTGACCTATACGATTTGCAGTTTCTTCACCAACACGTTTACGCCAAGCTGCTATTGCTTCTTCACTAAGAATACTTAGAACTGTAGTAATGCTAGGAAAACGAGAACCATCAGGAGTGCTATAAGTTCTCCCTGATTTACGTGTGTCAGCAACCAGGTCATCATACCCGAGATCCACTTTTTCATGTACAAACTCCATTATACTTTAATTGTGTTCCCTTCACCCGAACCTTTTTTAATTTGTTTCAGTCTATCTTTAAATCCATCGGGCACTTTACTTTGTAAACTACCTACACCACTATGTGAAAAGTTAGGTGTACTCAAAACTTTTACTAAGTCAGGTGAATTATCTAACATTTCTTGTAACTCATTCCATGAGCATATTACGTCCCATGTAGCCTGACTTTTTATGTCCTTCACGGTGTACGTTGGCATTGCGTATTTCTTCCTGTGTTTCTCTAATCCTATGCTGCAACCAGCTGATAGCAGTACTTATATGTCCTGTATCTTGAGGTTGCAACTTACTTTCTGCATAAGCAACTTCTTTATATAAAAAGTCTAACTTGTCAACATTATCTAACATTAGTTTGTTACCATTACCCACTGTACACCTGTTTCTGGTGAATCACCAACTACAAAGTTTCCTGGCTTTGTAAAGTCAATAGGCCTGTTTGGTGCTATATAAATTTCATTTGCTGGTTGCGAAGAGTAAACAAACTTTACTTCAGGTTCTTCTTCTTTATTCATATAGTGTGCACCAGCTGCGAGTGCGCCGATAATTAGTAGTGCTTCCATTAGCATGCCTCCTTATGATATTGAAACCAATGTGGCTTTGGACGATTTCTTTCCCAAGCCATTTTAAATCTTTCTTGTTTAGTTTGATAGAATGCACGATACGACAGTACTGCATTTTCAAGAATACATTCTGGATTAGAACTCATTGCAAGCTTGAATGGTGTCATACCACCCATAGGAATATTATGTGGCAACGTCCATAGTGGACTTTTTAACATACTAGATTTATGTATTTTGCCAAAGCGAAAATAGAATTCTTCGCATAGAGCTTCGAAATGTTTCCAATGCCATAGATAGTTATCTGAAGATTCCATAGTCCATACAGTACAAGGGTGCTTGTAGTGTACAGCTTTATATAGAACCTGGTCCATTTCTGGGTCTTCAAACAAACGATAATGGCGAACCATACGTTTGCCTGACTTTGATGGTGCGATTTGCACCGTACCGTCAAGCATGCGATGAGCAGTAGAAAGCATTTGCGCACTTTCCACTACCATCTTCGGTACGTGTTTGTCACACTGCATTTGTGCAGCGACGACAGGATCGTTGTGTAAAATAAAAATATTCATAATATAATTATACACCTTCTTTCATAATATGTACACCAATATTTTTTCAATTGATTTGAATTAGGATGCTGCCAGAGTTGGCAGAGGCAATCTTCCTGTTTTCAGTAATGTCAATTGTTTCATTCTCCATAATCTCATTAGCACTCTTCGTCTTCTTCTGTCCTTTTGTTTTCTTATTTTTAACCAGTTCTGATTTCTCAAATATAGCATTACTCTTTTATCATGCCGAACTAGTTGTTTTTTCATTTGATGGTACAGTTTCTTTTGCCTTAACGGTTTGAGTTCTAGGTTCATTGAGTTCCTATTTGTTAAAGTTAATCCCTGAGCAGGTCTGGAAAAGCCTCCTCTACGATATTACGAGTTATGTACTTAGGTGATGTTTTGTTAGTCATATCAATTACTAACTTAGCATCATTAGGATGTATACCTTCAAGCAGGCCGATATACAAACTTTCTCTTTTCATAGTGTTCATGCTTTCAGAAACTCGAAAGCCTCTAATAAAGTACTTGAATTTTGTATTTTCTCTAGTTAATTCTGTGGGATGGTTGTGGGCTTCTGCTGCCTGATAAGGCGGTTCGCCTGGTGGTAGGTTCCATTCAATACTCGAGTCGAACGTACCTCTTAAAATATCTCGTAGAGCCCAGCTATCATTTTTTTGTAAGACTTCAATCTTGCCGGCCTTTGTTCTTTTCTTCTGTGCCTCTTCAATTACTTCATATACTCTTTTGGTCATTTATAAAAATTCCTCCACTGATCCAATCAATTGTTTCATATTGTTATTTATAAGGTATGGTAGTGTCTTACCCTCGTTAAATACAGTAATCCAAAACTCATCTACTATTTTATTTTTCAAATCATTTGGAGTTTTGGTAAGATCAATCAGTGTTTCATTACGTTGATAGTTACGATACCAAGAAGCAGCGTATAATAGTTCACCATCAGTTAAGTCTTCTATGATAGCTTGCTTCTTCTTCTTAGATAATGGTGTTTGCCTTTCACCGTTTACAAATGTATCATCACCTGATAACACATTCGGTACGCCATCACCAGTATCACCTGATAATATTTTATCTATAAGGTTTAATTTTGGGTGAGGGTCTTTGATTTCTTTCTTCAGTATATGCGACCATTGTCTTACATTACCATACTTTTGCAACTGTAAAAAATCTTTGTCCGAAGATACAATCATTACTTCTTCGTACTGGCCGAACTCTTGTGTATGTTCTACCATAGTACCAATAATATCGTCGGCTTCGCAACCTTCGAGGTGTATTACTTTGTAAGGAAAGTTTTCTTTGATTTCGTCTTTGACTTTATGCATGATACGAAAAGCTTCGGCCCAGTCAAAACCAGAATCATCGCGGCTTTTACGACGATTAGCTTTGTACTGTGGAAAGTAACCACGGCGCCAGTTGTTGGCACCATCGCAACATATAATCATTTGGCCATATTGATCGCGAAACTTTTTGTTATACATGCGTACAGAGTTAAGCATCATATGCCGTAGCATATTTTCATCGTTAACTTTGTTTACTGCAATCGTGGCAACAGCGATACCACTAAAATCCATGAGAATCATAATAGCTCCTTCTTAATTGTAGTATTATTATACCACAGTTCTTTTGAAAAGTAAACTATTATTTTGCTTCTTGTTTTGGTAAATGTCTGGAATGTATTTTGCAACCTATAAACTCGTTATAGTAATCATCGCGAAGTAAGACGTCGTGTTTGAACTGCAACTTAGCTTCATAGTATGACATCTCACCTTTGGTTTTACAAAGTATTAGAATCTCTCTTTTGTAACTATCTTGCCCTCGCTGTTCAACGAGTACTTGAAGTTCTTTATTAGATCCATAATATTCTCGCCAGTCAGATTCGACTTTGGTTCTTTGCCGTCGAGTTCTTTTGCTATTCTTTGGTAATACTTTAGGCCGCCAGAAGTTCTTCTTACCGATATACTTTTTGTTTGTATCCAGTTCTGTGATAAGGTACACAAATCCTTGGTACTCATCTGGGGTTTCATCGTAAGGTTGTTCATTATATAACCACATACATTTATTTATTCATCTTCATACATGACTGCTTCAGTTAGCGCTCCACAAATAGGACAATACTCAGGCCAATCATATGAAATAACTTTACAGGTATTGTCACATTCTTCGCATTCAATTAAGTAATCGTTTTCCACACTGTTCCTTTATTATAATTTTTCTATCGTCAGTTGCGGTATACCACTCAGTAATCTCATCATCAGTTCGGCCACAGCCTATGCATATTCCATCTTGCAATACGCATATGTTTTGACAAGGTGATTCAATATCAGAAGTCAATTTCGCATGCACCACCAGCGCATGCGGCAGCACCCATCGTATCTACGTCTGTAAATACTTGTTCTGTTAAATCCATGTTCCAGTTTACTGGTTGCAGGTTTTGTTGGATCTTATTCCACTTGTGAAATAAGTATGAATCTTTCAGACAATGTTCTGCTCTTGTAAGATCGCCTTTAGTATAATTATTTGCAAAGTTTTCAAATCGTCGTACCCAATCTTGTCTTGCAGAGTTTTCTGAAGATTCAAGGGTAATATCCATACCCATACCTTGTGCGGTAGCACACGCATCCCACAAATTAGGGAACACTTTCATGGCATCTACAACAAGGCCGGATGCAAAGATTGCAGCTGGGCCGTATTTCTTGACCATTTCTTTTTCATCGATCACTGCAGTATTGGGGGCTTGGTTAAAGTCTTTGTCACCAGACATGCCAAGGAAAGAAATACCCGAGAAAGAATAGCGATTTTCAAACACGTATTTTTCTACCTCGTCCCAATCATCAACAATAATAGTATTAGAGACGTTATGACGAACACCTTCATCAGCGCAAAGTTCCTCATTTGTACCAGCAAGGACCCAGTGCTTTTGTGCTTTTGCAACCAATTCCAAATGCTTGACACCATAGAGTTCTTCCTTATACATTGATCCTTTGTGTGGTACGATAGGGAATGATATAACAACGTCTGTGCCGTTTGCCGACCATACTGACTCTTCTACCATGTAAGGATTAGACTTTACGATTGCCTGAGTAATTTCAGACTCTTTGTTCATTTGTATGTTTCGTATATAGCGTGGTGAATGTTCGGCGTGGATACCACTTGCTGTTTGGAGGAGGACACTTGCGTTACCGCTTGGCTTAACACATGTAGTGCGAGCAGCAGGGTTAATGCCAATAATATTAGCAACCTGTCTATTAACGTCTTTAACGATCTTAGCACCTTTTTGAAGAATCTTTTCATTAAATAGAACCTCCGGATTATTCATCCAACCTGTGATTGAAACACCTAGCAGTGCTTCCCTGTCAAAGATTTCTTTAGACACTGGCGATATAAATTTAAAATCAGTGTAGCCGGCTTGTAAGGTACCGAGGATAGACGCTGCGCGGCATGCCTTATAAAAGTCTTCCTCGGTATGACACATACCACCGTTAATCTCGGTAAGGTTACAACCCTGCCATCCAGACATACCGTCCTTCTGAGGATACATACCGATTTCTACACAAGGATTTGTTGTGTGTTCTTTTGAGGTGGTAAAATAGAATCCTGGTTCTCCAAACGATTTTACAGATTCCATGATTTTTGCAAACATATCTGGTGTTGCTTCATCGCGGACAATCACTGCAGAGTTATTTGACCTACCTCTTTGCGGATTATCCATAAACCAGTTGCCTGTTTTTGCTGTCATCATTTCTTCGTCTTCTGGCGAGAAAAGACAAATCGTTGCAGATCTACGAACACCACCGGATAAGACGGCGTCTGCAGCATGCATACAAACATCATACACCTGAATAGGACGAAGAGATACAGGATCTTTGGAATCAATAACTAAATTTTGTAAGATAAGTTCTATTTTATCGAGAGAACGACGTAAACCTTCAGGGCCGGGTGCTTTGAATCCACCTGAAATTTTTGCACCTTTTGGCCTGATCTGTGTAAGATCAAAGAAAACTCTACGTCCTTCAAAATCTGGATGTTTACCACCACCAACAAAATAAGACGACAAAAGGACGTCTAAAGCTGAAGCCCAACCTTCAATAGAGTCTTCAACAATATAACCTTTTGCTTGCTTAGTTCTGTTTTTAATTTGAGGAAGTTTAGCTACGTGGTGTTCTTGTACAGAGAATCCTGCACCTGCACCACACAATAGAATATAAAAGTATTCACCAAAAAAATCTGGACGATCAGCATAAGAAGATGTACAGTTATACATTCTCATCTGATGTTTTAATAGTTGGTCACCACCGAACTGCAGTGCACGTTGTGCACCGAGTACGCGCTGTTCTTTATATGCAGTACGAGCTTCTTCGATAAAATCTTGTAACTTGCCGTTTGACTCTTCGTAATTATCTAAATGCATTTCCATTACGCGGTCAACTGCCTCGTCCCAAGACTCATACCCACCGTTTCCATATTCTTTAAAACGTGAATATCCATCATAAAATTTTGTCTGCGATAAAAACTCTCGCGTGTCTACATTCGGTGTAGCCATGTTCGTACCTCAATATCTGATTGTTTATTTTTCTGGTAGTATTATATATCAAAACGCAGAGTTTGTAAACCGTTATTTTATGGCTTCAGGGACTCTGCGTTTAAAAAAAGATATTTATTTTTTTAAGTAAGATCAATCTTCAAAATATTTTTCCAACATCTCAATGCGATCAGATGCTGCAGCCATTTTGTCAAGCTCTTCTTGAATAGCTTCCACAATATCGCTGTGTTCACCAATACCAACACTATGATTCATGTAAACCATGATATTAGTTTTAGCACGTTCAAGTTCACCTTCTGCATGCATTTTTGCTGCAACAATTAACTGATGTTTAATACAACTCATTTTTCTTCCTCTAATAATTTACTCTCATTAAATTCATTCAGACCATCGATTTTACAGTTACGTTTACGATGGCCATTCCACGCCATAAACCCACCAATACGTAAAGCCCAGTATGCTAGGTTATTTAAAAAATGAAAACCATTTTGTTCGATGTTTATATCTCTAAAGATTTCATCGGCACGTTTTTGTGTTAATACACCCATAGTTTCTTTTTTATATTTTCTTAGTAGTGTTTCATATTTATATGCATAGTCATGCACTAGTCCACCCATGAGTAATACGCCTGTAGGTGATAACCATGTGTGTAAAAACTTTGGGATAGACGCTCCATCAAATACAAAGCCCGCTGGTATGACATACCACTCACCATCAATTTTAAATGCCCAATCAGATGCTACCATCCAATGTCTAGTTCCAGTAAGCCACATCCATAGCGCACTCCAAAACCCCTTGCCAGCTGTTGGAATCTTCAAAGGTTTTAGCTGAGGCATTTCTATATATTCAAATCCTATAATTTCTTCATCACAATCTACGCCTAGTTTATTAATTATCCATCCTATAATAATTAGTACGCCTACAACCGTGAATTGCCACCATGTCATAAGTTGATCTAATATGAAAGACATCATTCTTCTTCCTCCTTATTTGTTACAGCATCTTCGTAATATACAATAATGTTTTTCTGTTGATTAATATATCTTCGAAGCTCTGAAACATTGAGAGCTAAGTTTTCATAGTCTTTCATGGACAGTGCAACAAAAGCAAGCTCACCGTTTTCTTCGGTAAACTCTTTCACAAATTCTTCATAGATCTCTTCGTTTACTACGTAAACTCGAACATCATTCAGTTGTACTGGCTTCGGTCTCGCTACCGTTGGTATCGTCACTTTCTCGATCTTGGTTACTGTCTTGATTTCCGCCGGCAGTCTTAGGCTGCTGCAGCCACTCAGGAACAGGACGGCCACCGTCGCCACCAGTATCGGTAGTGATGTCACGCCAGATTTTAGCAGTTGCACCATTCATTCTACCTTCTAAGTCTTTTGCATCTGTCAATGCATCTTTGACTAGATTAAGTTGTTGTAATTTGTTACGGAGACTATCCCCGTATTTTTCAGCTTTTTGCAAATCTATTTGTAAAGATTTATTAAGAGCTCCTAATTTTTCTTGATTTTCTATAGCCGCGTTAAGGCTTGCAGACGCAGTTTCAACGGCTACTTCGAGTTGAGCATTATTTTCTGTAAGGATTGCAATCTTATTTTGTGTAGTGTCATAATAATATTTAGCACCATAACCTATTCCACCAAGTATTGCAATGATAAAAATCAGAATATATATGCGGGCCATTAACCTATACCATTGTCCTCAATATACTTTCTAAAACGTTTGAGTAAGACAGGCAACTTGTCTTTTTTTCTACGCTTATCATGCATGGTAGTAGTACGTATACGTGGACCCATTGCTGTATCCGCCGGATTAGGTATAGCACTAGTATTTACAGTTGGCATTTCACTCATAGATTCACGTCTACTCGTAGCTTGTGCTTGTCGTAGAGCGTCTTGTGCGGGTGCACCCTTCTCACCTTTCTTACGCATGCGTTCGCCTGAGCCACGTTTAATTCTTGCCCTCTTAGCTGCAATGTTTGCCCAGAGGCCTGGGTTTTTTTCTTTCAGCATTTACGCCTCCTATGCGTAAGGAGAAGTACCTAGCAGACTTGTATCCCATGCAGCTTTTAGTTCTGCAATAGTCGTAGCATCTGCAATTGCAGATGCGGCCGGTGCATTACGTAGGTTTGTTTTCTTAGTTACAGATGCCGTTTTAGCAGATGCATCGTCTGCTTCCAAAGCTTTCATATATACTACGTCTTCTTCTTCAAGCAAAGGCTTTCGTACTTCACGAATTTTATCTTTGAAAATATTTTTTGCAGTAGCAAGGTCTTCTGATATTACAGTTCCGTCGAGTGTCCATGCACCACGGAAATGTCTGTCTGCAGGTTTGGACGTTGCTGAAGCTGCATCAATAGACTTGCCGTCTTTATCTATGATTGTTGTTGCCATTAGTTTCTCCTATGCGGCTTCTAAATCTTCGGAGATACGCCAAGCGTTTCTCCATTCTCTAGTTGACGGTAACTGTTCTTTTCTGCAAATTACCATCTTTGGTTTATTTCCTTCATTCCAAGATTGCCATACTTCTCTTGGTACGTCTTTCATAATTAAATATTCAATTGCTTGTTCTTCAGTCATTGGTTCTACTGGGTCAGTTTCATGCAGTAGATAACCGCGTGTATGTTTTACAAAGTCGGGCTTGGCCTCGTCGTCAGCCAATTCATGATATACCCACACAGGTGGAAGTATGCCACCCGCCTGTGCACACGCCATCCAGTTTGGATCGGGCACAAGCACCTTTGCGGGCTCGTCAATGTTTTGTTCATATACTACGCGATAGTCGCTTTGTATAGGCTCTAAGTTTTCTTTTGCCCAACAAAGTCTATCAAATAAATGTGTATTCTTAAATTCAGGTATTTTCATTTTAATCATCCGCTGGGTCAGGTGTATTTCCCTCTTCAACCCATCTTAAATATTCTTGCCAATGTCTATTCTTAGGTTCTTTAGGTATGCCTAAGTTGTGTCCTACTTTAATAACACCACCTACGCTACCATCTTTAATTTTATACTCTTTATATAATGCTGTCATCAATCAACCTCCGCGTCGAATGCAAACCAACAACCCGCGCTATTGTTTGGTTCAAATAAATAACCTCTAGCAGTTGTAAGACTTGTACTCGTAATACCTAGTTCCATTGAATTTCCTCCACCCCAGCCGTGACTTTGTAGTGATGAAGGATTTCCGCTAGCTCCAGTGCCTGTAATGCCAAAGTAATCAAAGTGAGAGGCATCAGAATATGTCACTGAAGGATTGGTTCTTGGCTGCACTGCTAAAAACATAGGGCAGTTAGCACCCGTACCAGAGAATGGCACCATTAAGTTTAAACCAGCGTAGTTACTAAATCTATCATACCTTTGATAATATCTTTGACATCTTGCTAGCTCTTCTGCTTCTGTTCTATGTCTAAAAGGTGTAGGTCTACTGCCCACTTCCATTTTAACACCTGTCAAATAAAAATTATTAGATGTGTTGTCTAGACAGTTTACTTGTCCTGCAGCACGATTCGCTGCAGTATTATTCCAAGTGTTATCATTGAGCGTGCCACCAGCATATGTAGATCCTGATGCGAGCCACCAGAATATTCTTAGTTCTGCTTCATCTTCATTTGGTAATGCAGTTGCAGTGTAACCAGAAAATGTGAGTGATTTAAATTCCCATGTATTCGCTGAGCTTACAGTATAAGCTCTACTGTTACCGTAAGCGGCCGAGTTGTGATACAACTCAACTATGTGTGTACCTGTCTTAGGTGATCTTACCCAAAAAGATATTGTTACATCTTTAGCATCAGACGTTCCGTATTTTAAACTCTGTACATCTCTACCTTCAAATACATATCTTATAATGCCGAAGTCAGTTCCAGCTAAGCTAGCGTCAGCTGTTGTAACATCAACTTTCATTGCACTTTTAAAACCAGTATCACTTAGACTTGTTGCTGAGTCAGAAGAATTAGTTACAACCGCGGCGCCCACAGTATTAAAAGCAAATCTATCTGGATTGTGCACAACACCGGCAGCCTCATTTACAGAAAGTGCACCTCGCTGTGCGATCTGCATAGCACCGTTGATTATTAAATTTTCGCTGTTTAGATATTCTGAATTTATAACGATATCGTTGACTTCGGCAGAATCAAAACCTCCACCCGTAGCACCTTCAACACTTGCAGGTAAACCAGTCTGTTTAAAGTTACCAGCAATTCTTCTATTAATGCTCTGTGTCATGCAAGATCCCCAAAAGTTACTGCTTGATTGAGTTCGGCATCAATAACTCCACCATCGTAACATGCAACAGAAAAGCCTGTTGTTGCAATGCCAATTGTAAGGCTACTATAAGTTGTACCTACACCAACGTCAGATGCACCTCCAAAATTATCAGCTGATGCATGATTATTAGAAACAGCTAACGGTGCGTGTGTAGTATTGCCCATGTTATTAGTAAAAAGTAAGTGATACAAACCTGTTCCTATATCTGTTATACTACTTCCGTTAAAACTATCACGCAATGAAGGTGTGCTTGTTCCATCGAAATTAGACCAATATTTCGCACTACCATTTACAACGAACTGCGTATCTAGTGCCCCAGCGCTGCTGTGTTCAATCTCATCTGCTACTAACTTACCGTATGCCATTATCCTATGAACCTTCCACGAAATATGTCATATGTACTATTAGAAAATTTATCGTTACCACCGTCTGATTGAGCATATACAGAAATATAATCGCCAGCAGCTAACTCAAAATAGGTAATCATTGTACCAGTTTCATAATCAGTATTTGTTGTGTCAGACGTGTCTAGTCTTAGTTGCGGAGATTGAGCAACACCATTTTTAAAAAAAGTAAATCTATAAATATCATTTGCATTGCCAGCTATCATTTGTAATCCAAACTCATATATGCCTGCACATGGTGCTGTAAACCTGCCAGTGCCAGAATTGAAATTTGATCCTTGATTTATGATCACACTTGTAAAAATTGTCAATTCAGCCGCTGAAGATGACAAGGACATAGCGTTGGCTCCGTCACCTCCACTTTGAGCTAGAAAGATAGCCATTTCAGGCATCACTAATTGTCCATCACGTGATTGTATTCTTGCTGACGTCATGCGAGGTCTCCATGCACAACTCCAAAGTTAGCATAATCAAAAAATGCTCTATCTGATCCTTCATAAAATGATAAAAATCGACACGATCCTGTTTGCATAGCACTTCTTGTAGTTGTACCGGCCGCACCTGTATCACTAAAGTCATGATAAACTGCTGCAGTTCTGTCATATATTGCAGCACCATAGCCAATATTATCAAATTTCAGGTTATAAATTCTGTTGGTTATATTATTTGTCCAATGTATAGTACGATCGGCAGTGGCATTATCAGTCAAGCTGCTAGTGTTAATTGCACCACTTGTATCAGTAATTGACGTACCATCGTGTGCAACACTAAAAATTGCCTTTGCTGCACCTTGCTTAGTTAATGTGACCGGACCACCTGACGATGTTTGTATTGTATTTGCGTGTAGTGTACTCATGCTATCACCAGTGTTGCGCTATCGTTGAGTGTTATTGTTACGCCGCTGTCGATAAAGACAGGACCTGCAACCAATCCGTTTCTTGCAGAATCAAGCGTATAGTCAGAATCAAAAGTGTGGCTGTGTTCTCTGACAATCTTGTCAAAGATACTACCGGCTGTGTCAGCAGTTCCACCACCTCCAGCGCCTAAAGATTGATTAGTAGTATTGTCAGCTTCTGTTAAGCCTAGTATTTTTGATATGTCTCTTGACCTACTCATATCACACCTTCGGATACTTTGCTTTTATTTCTGCTATCTTAGCCCGCCAGTTCGCTTCATCATCGTATATCATATGTAGTTGACTTTCCCAACTACCTAACTCTTCCTTATAAGCGGCTTGTCTTTTTGTAATTATAATTTGATTTTGTTCTGCAGAGTCGTTGCCAAAAGTATAATCAGACATTAGACTAACTCCTCTAATTTATAGTATATTGCTGAGCCACGAGAACCCGCACCGTGAGTAAACAATATCTGCACGAATATAGTAAAGTAACCAACATTAGAACTAGCGCCTGATCCTTGTACATTTAGTGTTGAAACAAAGTTGCTGTGAGTCCACTCAAAAGTAGGAGAGTTACCATCAGAATGAGTATGTGAAGTACCATTGGTAGGAGAAGCACCATTATAGTCGATACAGCCTATTTGATGTATCGATCCATTACCAGTAGCATTCGTATGGCCACCGCCCCAGCATATCCAGTTGACTCTACCATATACTTCACTGCTGCTTGGTACCGCATCATCTAATCTGTCAAGCATGGTGTATCTTAAAATATCTGTACCATTATCAGCTGAAGGAGTTAAGTAAAAACAATTCTGATAGAGAAATTGGCTGCGCTCTGTGGCGGCACTGTTAGCAGCATTAGCAACTTGTACTAAACCACCCTTTCTAATCTGAGCTGCATTTACAAATGGTGGGGTTAGAGTACCATCTGAATCTTGATATGGCTGACCCCA